CTACATCAGTTGTTGTGATATCAAATGGTAACGATGAAAGACTTGTCGGGTAAGCATCGATAAAATTGATTTGTTTAGTTACGTTATTAGCAGAGTTCATTACAGTGAGGGTTAGATCTCTCACGTGGTTATTACCAATGAGTGCTTGTTGATGATTTGTCTCTACACCTAACTTCATCCAATCAAAGATCTCTTTATAATTTAAAAGATCCTCATCGATTAGATAACTTAATTCTAATTGACCAAATACTATTTTATCTGCAGCCATTTGAACATTCAGTGATTGGTATGGTACAGGTGCACCTTCAGCTGAAATATCTGGGATCATCATAGTCTGTACCGTGAATTGGGCACCAGAATATGTCTGGCTATCTAGAGTCATTACGAATGATGATGGATTAAGAAAGTTTGGCATACTTATATTTATACGTAAAAAAACCCCCAATGAAGGGGGTTTAGTTGTATATCTAAAAAATTACAGGCCGATGACCTTACGTTTTCTGTAGTATACGTTGTTTCCATTACCTGCAGCAACGAAAGGATTATCAGCAACACCATAACGTGTTTTGAAACCAATTTTCGGTTGAAAATCGTTTTCGCCGATAGTCTTCATCATGCTTAATGGAACGTATGGACAATAGAACATTCCAGCGTCATAAGGGTTTGAACCTTTATAACCAATTGTGAAGTAATCTACTGAAGCATAAGGATCAATATAAACTTTCATTGAACCATATACAGTACCAGCGAACAATGAACCTGAAACATCAGAAGTCAAAGTTTGTGGACCACCAAGACCCATGCCAGTATCCATAGCACCTGCAGCGTTTAACGCAGCAGCAACACCATGAGAAACGATCATCCAGTTACCTTTTCCACGTCTTGTAGATACAGCAATTTGGTTAGCTTCGTGTTCCATGTTTTGTACTAAGCTTTTCGCTTTCTCAGCAAACCATCTGCCATCAGTATCAGCGGCAGCAGCGAAGTTGAATACTCCAGCAGCAGCACCACGAGTTGATGTTACAGAGTTAATGTTTACTAAACGGATAATCTCACGATTCATTTCAGCTAAAATTTCAGTTGAAAGGATATTCGCAAGTTCTGTTTCAGCAGAAAGACCATGAACAGCTTTAAGGTCTTGCGCTAACTCAGTAGTGTATTCAGCTTTAAGAGCACGAGACTTTGCAGTCACAGTAGTCTTATCGATTGAAAACGCCATTTGAGGAATAGCAGCACCAGTGTTACCTTGTGCTTCAGCAGTTGCCGTAGCGTTACCAGAACCAGGCTGATATTCCGCAACAGTATCGTTGTCTTGATCAGCACCTGCACCAGCACCATCGTCACCTGAGAAAGGGTCGTTGTTGTCTGCATCAGCAGTACCAGTATCGCCAGAAGCAGCACCAGAGAAGCCAGTATCAGCTTCATTAAATAATGCTTCAGTACCTGCTTGAGTTGAATAACGAGATTTCATTGCAAAGATAAGACCAGTAGGTCCAGTCATTGGCTGTACGCCAACTAGATCGAATGCAAGAAGGTTAGGTGTAGCACGTCTTACCAAAGAGATAAGTACTGGATCCCAGTTGTCTACACTTGAGCCTGTAGCGTTAGCAGCAGTTTCAGTCAAAGACCTCTCTTCCGCAAAAGCTTTTTCTTGGTTTTCAAGAACAACCGCAGTTACTCTGCGTTTGTGCTGATCAGTAATACTGCCAGCTTCTTGAGAATCAAGTACAGGAGCCCATTTTTCCTGTAGTATTGTTTGATTAATTTCCATTTTTAATTCTCCTAAATATGGATTTATTTACGCGAAAGTGCGCTCAAGTATTTCTGCATTTGATCAGATACTACTTGTGTTTCTTGTGTGTCCTCAGTAATTGCATCTACTTCCGTAGTTGCCGTTACAGTGGCATCTTTGTTAAGGTAAGATTCCTTAATTGTTGCTACTTTTTTAGCGAAATCTTTATTAGAATCAGACTCTATGCCTTCAACTAACTCAGATAATTTTGCTACTTCAGTTGCAGCTAAACCAGTACATGCTTCACTAACTATTTCTTTTCTTTCGAAAGCTTTAACTTTCTCAGATAAATCCATAGCGTTTGCAGTCGCATCATTTAACTGTGCCTTCGCATCTTTTGCTTCTTCAGACAGAGTATCTAAGATATCTCCAGCGTCTGCAGGAACGTTGATGTGATGTTCAGCAAATAACTGACCTAGTGAATCAATAAATGACTCAGTGATTTCTGATTTCAAAGAATGCTCAATAGCAACTTCGTTATCAGTCATCCAATTTTCAACAACATACGTTAAGTATCCGTCTACTTTGTCAACTAAATCTTCTTTTATAGCTTCAACTTCACCAGCTAGATCAGAAGTATATCTCTCTTCTAATTTTGCTGTTTCAGCATTGACTTTTGATGTTAGTGCTGCTTCAAAAATAGTAGATGCTTTTTCCTTAAAGCCTTCAGATAATGTATCTTCGTCTTTAACTAGAGCGTCAAGGTCTTCTTTAAATTTACCTTTCTTCTCAATAACATCACCTTCAGAACCATCGTCAGCAGTTTGTTTCTTTTTGCTGAGTTTGCTTGCTTTAGGATCTTTAGCTTCTTTATCCTTAGCTACACCTTTCGGTTCGTCATCAGGACTTACTACTTCTTTCTTAACAGTTTTACTTTCTTTCTTAGAAGATTTTTTAGTTTCTTCCATGTCACCTTCATCTTCGTCACCTTCTTCGTCCTCTTCTTCTTCATCGTCTTCCACTTTAGCTTTCGCTTTAGCTTTTTCCGCTGCTTCAAAGATCGCGTCAAGGCCTTCTTTAGACATTTCTGCCAAAGAAGCTTGTATTGCTGATACTGTACGAGCTGCTGTTAGAGGTGCATCAGGTATTTCTACCGCTGCTTCTACTTGCGTATCCTCAACAATAACCTCATCAACAGTTGTGTCAACAACATCGTCTTTTAATTCAGACATTATTTTCTCCCATGAGAGTTATAGTTTAGAGAGGAAATGCCCAAAACCTGCAGTTTGTTTCTCTTCCGAGAACTTCACCTTAGACTCTTTCACTTCTGTCTCACCTTTTTCAATAGTCTTTATATAATGACCAGGTCTATCTTCTTCGTACGAAACACCTTCCATAATGCCATTTACAAATGCATTAGGAGCTGATGGATCTTGTACGATATCAATAGTGTTGAGAAGAAAATCTTCACCAACATAGTTAACCCCGTCTCTCATATTAAGACTTCCCATACCACGACTAGACACTCCAAGTTGAACACCACCTTCAACCAAACCTTTTACGATCTGACCCATAGGCGTATCCAAAATTAGCGCTTTTCCCATCACGTTGTTACCATCCCATTTAAGTTCGGTAATTCTGTGCGAAACTTTATCCAAATTAATGGAAGGGCCTTCAGGGTGATTCAACTCACCAACTGCTCGACCTGTTATTACTTGTTCGTTTACAAATCTGTCAACGGCAGAAGTAAGAACTTCTCTAGTATATATACGACCGTTTTTATTCTTGTTCTCAGCTTGCATGAAAACACCTTCTAAGAAAGTATTCTTCTTGCCACCCTTAGCTTCTTCTATAGAGTAGCTAAGTTGATTCTGAGTATATTCTGTGATTAGCTTCATTTAAGCTCCCATTAATTTGATGAATTCTCCAACTGCTTTTTCAGCACTAGCTAGATCTTTATACTTGTCAAGCTTTACGCCATCAATATATAGATTAAACTTGCTGGTAATAACCGCAGTTACGTTTTTCTTCTTTCCAAGTTTGGTTATTTCCTTGGTTACCTTTTCACCTTTGGGTAGCTTTAGTTTAGCTTCTATTACTTCATTAAATGATTCTTTAAACGTTAGCATCTGTTGTTGTTTCCCCTTCTGGTGTTACCACCTCAGGTTCTACCTCAGCTGGAGTATCATTAGATGCTCCATACATCTTGGAAGCAACTTCTTGTTTATGTGAATCTAATGCACTTAATATTTTATCTTGCATAATACTATTAAAAGTATTGTTGCTTTTCTGTGCATCACCCTGTTTTATATTGTCAATTAGTGTTCTTGTTGTCATAATCTCTTTGTATAGTATTTATAAAAATGTTTATTTCCAGTAAACTTTATGTATTACAGAGCTGAATTAGCCAGATCTGGATTGATATCGTCATCATCCATAGGATCGTCTTTATTATCCTTAGCTATCTGTTTAATCATCTCATCATCCAATTTCAGAATATTTCTACGTACCCAGTCTTTAGACCAGAACGAACCGATATATTCATCCATCATTTGCAATGTCTCTATACGTTCCTTAAGGATTTCTGCATCTTTAAGTTCAGCATAGTAGTTATCTCTTGAGTACTCAACAACGATTTCTTCACGGATGTTTACCCAGTCGCTTGGCACTATGATCTTTTTAAGGATCAATTGTCTCTTAAGCGCTTCATAGAATAATGTTGAGAACTTACCACGGCAACGATCTATAAACTTTTGAAATTTAAGTTCGTCACGAGTGATTTCGGAAGAGCGACCTACTGAGAATGCATCTGATTCTTGTAGTCTGCTCATAGGGATATTTAAAGCCCTGTATAATTTGTTTTGAAAGTATTGTATATCTTCAATCTCACCAAGGTTTTGTCCACCAGGAAGAGTAGTAATCTCAGTACCACGACCACCTTCTCTACGTGGTAACCAGAAGTCTTCCATAACATTACGATGGATCTTCTCATCTTTTAGATTACCTGTGGTAGGATCATATACAACCTTATTACGATATTTATTCATCGTGTTATTAAGGTATTCCTCAGCCTTACCCTTAGGAAGATTACCTACATCAATATAAAATATTCGACGTTCAGGTGCTCTTGATATACGATAGATGACTAGTGAGTCTTCCATCATACTTAATTGGTTTAAAGGTTTAAGTGCTTTATTTAGATAGCCTATAACCTTATTGCGTTCGTCATTTAATAGACCTGAGTTAACTTGAATGATAGCATCAGGATTAATACGTAAGCCTTCAGAGTTATTCATTAACACTTCATCTTGGTACAAGTAATACTCTTGACCTTCTTTCTGAAGTTCAGCTCCAGTCTTAGGATCTTTAACCTTTTCTATTTCTTTGATCTTACGAATCTTTGTAGGATCTATTTGTCTTAGCTCTAATATTCCTGCATCAGGTTTAGCATCATTGATAACAACATGATAGAATAAACGTCCATCAACATACCAACGTCTAAACGTATCGTATGCTGTTGCAGAGAAGTTAGTTAAGTTAAGAATTCTATCGAACTCTTCCATGATTAGATCTTTAACATTATCTTTCTGATCTAAGTTATCTAAGTTTAGTTTAACAATAACACCATTCTCATCTGTAATTGCTTCATTACAAATATCTTCAATCGCCATATCCACTTCTGGATACTGCGATATAGAACGATACTTCATTATTAATTGTTTATCTGATTCGAATTTATCTCCACTAAGGTCCATGTACTGACCAAAGTGTCCACCCGTTGGATTAATCTCGTATGCTCCATCCTCATTATCTGAGGCGAATGATACTGGTTTCTTATTTGTCTCTATTGATTTTCTTTTAAACTCAAAACCAAATAGTGATCTGCTGTTTACATCTGCCATATTTTCCTTTATTCCTAATTCACTCTTTCTTAAATATATTTATAACACTTAAGAAAGAGTGCCTTTCGGCACCCTTAAGTATATCGATGATTTACGTTGTAGTATCAGATTCCCAATATTGAACTTGTAGTTCAACAGTGAATTCTTCAATAACATTTTCTGATTCGTACGAAAGTTCAATCGCACCCAATGATGTTGGAAAACAACCTCTGATATCGTATTTTTTAATACTAGTACCAGCTTTATCAAGTTGTTCAACGACCATGTCAGCCATATAAGTATCTGGCTTGATTATACCAGTATTATTATTATGTCCATTAATCATGTTCATCCAATCTTCATATGCATTACGCACATCAAAGTCATTATCATTAATGACCGTGATCGTCCATGGTTCAAATGTTCTATCACCAGCTACCTGTAACGTACGACCCCTAAATGGAACTGGAATAGGAGCAATAGTACTTGCTGGCAACGATGCCATTTTTGTCATGTAAGATGCCTTCGTTGAGTTTGGCTTTATAATTAAACCAGGGAAGTTCTGTGTGACCTGGAATAAATTAGGTCTAGCACCACCACCGATTAATTGGCCCTTCATATCATCTACGCCTAAAATAGCCATTAGTTACCTCCTGCGATTTCAGAAAACTCTACGCCAGTTCGAGTGGCAATAAAGTTAAGTGTTATATAGTTAATAGATCTAGCAGGTTTGACATAAATATCAGCAACAAACTTATTAGTATCAATAATTGCTCCTGTGTTATTAGTGCCATCACAAACTACTTTAAAGTCCGTAATACCTCTACGACCCTTAACGTCTCTTAAAAATGGTTCAACCATGTTTCTAAATTGAGCCCTTGTAAATTCATCATTAAATTCGAATAATGATGCTTTAGATGCTGTACTTACAGCCTTCTCTAACACGATAAACAATCTACGAACGTTAATTCTATCGAACGCTGAAGGTTTACTTTGTAGAGTTTTGTCACCAAATAACACTGTACCCGAACCAGGGAAAGTTACAATAGGGTTTACACCTGTCTTGTATAAAGCATCTCTCGCTGCTTGGTTAGGATTCCATGCTAGTTTAGTAACGTTACGAACATTACCACGTGTAAAACCAGCTGGTGAGAACCATGCATCAGCAACTAGATCAGCGTTAGCCGTTAGTCCTGCTGTAGATCCTGCCGCTGCAATCCAACGATATACATCATTGTATTTGTCATACACATATAGAGA